TCTACCGTGTCGGTTTTGGACAGGGCTGCGGCTAAGAGCTGGAAAGCGTTGAGGTTTCGAATTGAGGATGTGTCTCCGTTTTCGGAGAGAGCGCGTACGGAGTTGGGCGATCAGATGGTTCAAGCTGCGGCGGCTAACAACGACGTTCAGATGGACGTCAGTCGTCAAAGGGCTGTTGAGTTGACTCTTGCCGTTCGTACCGCGTCGCAGGAAGAACAAGAGTGCTTCTTGCCTCATCCGGATCCTGTTGGAGTGTTGTCGGAGATGCATAGGGAAGCTTGCGAAGGCGTAGCAGTTCAAGATAAGACGATGGATACTGCCAGCATTTCGTTGGATCCGCAAGACAGAAGCCTGACTGCGCATTATTTGAGGATGCCAGCTTACTTTGGTTTGCCTCCCGGTCCTAGGAAGGTATTCATGAGTAAAATCAAGGCGTTGAATGTGCCGAAACGTCAGGGTACATTGCAAGAGTTACTGTCAGCTCAGGCTGCACGTAACCTTGATGCTCCACAGATTTCGTTGCCTCAGGATGAAGAAATGATGGCTCGAGAAGTGTGGGAAAGGTTTCTTGATGAGGCTTGCGTGTCTAACGCGCGTGAGTTGCTTGCCAATTATAGGACTGATCCGGTGGCTTTGTCAGAGGATTTGCTTGGGGATTGGACCGCTCAGGTCACGCCTGAGAGAGTGGCATCAGTCAAGAGGGATTTGGAGGACAATTCTAAGTCCATGGCGGATTTGAAGGTAGAGGAGTATCTCGTCATGCTGAAGGCTGACGTGAAACCATCTCTTTCTACCAAACCCAATCATTCTCGAACTGAGCCTCAGGTCATTGTGTATCATGAGCGTACGTTGACTGCCTTTTATAGTTCCATTTTCAGGGTGTTGGTTCGGCGTTTTCTTTCGATTTTGTTGCCGAATTATCACGTCAATTTGCTCAAGGACACCAAGGATATCGAAAGTTTCATTCGTACGGTTCATCCGTTTGGAACGAAGGGTCTGAAGTACTTGGAGAACGATTTCAGCAAGTATGACAAGTCTCAAGGCAGGTTCGTGTTCATTCTGGAGAACTACGTTTTCCAGCAGCTTGGCATGAATCAGGAGTTGCTTGACAAGTGGTTCCAAG